ATCAACAGCATATTTTTCATTAAATGCTTTTGTTTCATCAACTTGTTTTTTAGTCATTTTTACTGGAGATACTTTACCTTCAGAATTTATTGCATTTATAGTTACTCCACCATCATCATCTCTATCTTTACTTGCTATTGTAAAACCAGAGTCTTTAGTACCACCTGTATAATCTACTGTACCATCAGCTTTTATTGATCCTTTGGTAGGTTTTAATGTTGCACCACCACCTTGACCTTGACCTTGATTACTAGAACCACCACTTTGTCCCCAAGTTTTATTTGCCTTGGTTAAAGCATCTGCAATTCTAGTCTTAGAACCTCTTAAAACTTTTTGTCCTAACTCTGTCTTTAAAAAGTTTCTAGTTGCAAAAGTAGATTCATTCTCTAAGTGGTCTTGTATTTGTTGATTAATTCTATCTGCCTCTTCTTCAAAACCTGCTTTTAATGCAGCATCTGCCATGAGACTAGCTTTAGAAATACCATCTATGTCTATCATTTCATTAACTAATAACCCTGCAGGACCTAATGCTAATGTAGCAAATGCACCAAAAAAGTTTTCTCCCATATCTCTTTTTAAAGCATTTGTAGCTTCATCCATATAGTTAGTACCTTTCCAAGTAGTAAAGTCAACATCTTTTAAATACTGTGGTACTTCAGGTTCTGTTTTCTTTTTATTACTACTGCCACCACCACTAGTTTGTTGCTGAGTCTGTGTAGGTTTATTAACGGACCAAGGTGGTTGAGTAAATTGTAAATCACTTGCAGGAGTTACAATACCATTAACAAATGTTACAGTTTTTGCTTCACCTGTTTGACCATGATAATAAGTTACTTGTTTTGTATTATTATTATTAGCAGGTGCTGATCCTTGACCTGTTTGATATACAGGACTATTAGGAGTAAAACCAAGAACACCATAGTTAGCAGGATTAAAAGTTCCTGCTTGATTAGCAGCTTTTGCTTCAGGAGAAACTGCTACTCCTGTATTAGCATGTATAACACCACCATTAGCTTTTTTCTTTTTGTCTTCTTTATCTTTCTTGCCAAATGCAATCATAGTCATGTCAACTTCTACAGGCTCTCCACCAATTCTTCCATCTCTATCCATTTGTGCAAGACCCATCTTAGCTTCCATTCTAAGATCTTCAAAAAACTTTACACCATAATATTGTACTACATCTGCAGGAACAACATATTCACCCTCACTTAATTGTGCAGGCACATCATCACGAACTTCTTTAGCTAATGATCCCGGAGGAATATTATTACCACTAATAGGATCTCTATCAAGACCATCATCTTTCATTCCACCTTGTTCAAATAAGTTCATCTGTTGATCCATTACTTAGCTCCTCCATAGGTTTTTCCACCAATTTTTATACCAGTTTTATTTAGATAATTTTTCTGTAAAGATAAGGGAGATACTAGACCAGCACTACCAGTAACTCCATCCGTTATCACTGCAGTAGGATTAAAAGTTTCTTCAAGTTTAAATTTAGTAGTTCTATATATATTGTCAATTGCAGTCATTAAACTACCTTGATCTAACTCATCTATTTGTAAATCTCCCAAAAATCTTGTAAGAAAAGCTTCTTGAAAGTTTCTTACTACATCAGCTGTTTCATTTAAACCAAACTGACTTAAACCATCTGCAAAAGTTTTTAATCTTTTATAATCATTCATATTAAAAGACTTCATCTGTGAATAAGATACATTTGTACCTAACGTAACATGTGGATTATTTTTTGTATATAGTATAGCTTCAGCTAAACCATCTATCCAATTGTCCATGTATCTTGTACTTTGATCTGCAGTCATATTAGCTTTAACAGCTGCTTTTTGTATCTCAGGTCCAAAGTAACCTTTCATTACATTAGACTGTCTAATACTAGTAACAAGATTTTGTTTAAGATCGTCAAGAATATCTACTGCCTCACCCTTATCAAGACTTAAAATTAAATCTGCTATAGATACTTTTCTACTAACATTTACATCTTCTGCAATATACCTTCCAAATAAATCTTTTGTAGGCCCTTTACCATCACTTGCTACAACTTGACTATGGGTTGGTAAATTAGTACGAGTAAAAGGAAAACTCTTCTTTCTCTGTTTCAGAGTCATCTTATGACTTTCACCTGTTATCCTAGCCATAACCTCATTAATTTGAGAAAGATAATGTTGGAAAAAATCTGGATTAAAATTTAATCCTACTGCTCTAACAGGATCAGATCCGGGTCCTAAGTTAGGATCATTTCCGGGTACAGGATTACCCTCAGCATCTGTCTGTCCTCTGTAAAAAATATTCCCGGGTCTCTGACCAAGATTAAAAGTATTTCTTTCACTTTCAAAAGCTAATTGATTAATTTTTTTATAAAATGTTTCTTTATTTGCTACCTTTACTTGACCTGTTTTTATTTCTGTAGCAGTCTTCATATAAAAAGGATCAGCAAAAATTTTTACCTCGTCTATCATAGGATTTAATAATGGATTTGGATGTTCTATTACCATCATTGACTCACTAGCAAGCTTAGCTTTTATCTCGTACTTTTGTTTCTTTAATAAAAACTCAGCATCTTTAAGAGATATTTCTACCCAGTCAGAACCATCAGTGGCAGATGTTACGTCAAAGTCATCTGCTAATATCTCACTTAAATTTGTCTCTGCACTTTGACTTTTATCTTTTATTAGTGAGGGGTGTGTCATTATTATATTATAAGCTCCCTCAGAGTCTCCTTGAAAAAAGGCTTTAACTTGATCACCCAATGTGCCATATTTTTTATGAAGAGCATACATAGGATAGTTATTTCCTGCATCAGCAGCTTCTTGTAACTTTAAATACTCTTGCACAAATTTTAAATTACTATCTGCCATAAATAATTTTTCTTTAAGATGAGCGCCAATAACTGCTCTGCCTTGCATCTCAACTCCAGACCTATATTCTACAGCATGTTGAAGCTCATGTAGCAAAGTATCCATATATTCATCTGGACCTAATCCCTGAAATCTCTCGTAATTTATAGCTATAAAATCGTCTGAGAGTTGCTGTGATGCATATCCCATAGTTGCTCTCATTCTTTTCATCTCATCATTACTAAAGAATCTTATTTGTAAATCTCTAAATTCTGGGTAGGCTTTATATAATTCTTCATGATCTAATAGATCACCTAGTTTAAATGTAGGTGGAATACCTGCACCTGAGGGTGACATATTTAAAATATCAAATATTTCATCATTCGGATCAAGAGGATTTGGAATCTTTCCTGCTTTAATTACTTGATCTTTATTAGTTGGATCGATAAAAGTTTTACCTGATTGATCTGCATACACACCTCTAAATGGTGTTCCAATTCTATTTATAATTCTGTCCCAAACTTTAGGATGTTTTATATTTCCAAAAGAACCTTTAATAAATTTATCAGCATCAAACTTAGCAAGGTTATCTGGTATCTCCGTAAACATTTTATTATTATAACCAATAGACCAACCATAATCTTGCCAAATATTTTCTAAAAATTTTAAAGTTTCTTCTTGGTGAAAGATACTTAGCTTTTTAAAATTTTCAGGAAAATTACCACCATCATCAAAATAGTAATCATGATCCTGTGCTAATTGATCAAAATAGTTTATGATCTTCATTCGTGCAACAGGAAAAGTTTCTTGACTACCCCAACCAGAAGATCTAAAAGTTTTTGATAATGGTCCAGTATAATTTTGTTCGTCTTTACCACTAACAACTGCTATGATAGCATTTTTCTTATCAGCCCATTTATCCTCAGCAGTGTTATTTCGTCTATTGGGATTTATGTTAACAGGAACAAGTCCCATTGCGTCGTCAGCATCTAATTGTAAATTCCTTGCTATCTCTAAAATATTCTGTTTAACTTTAGGACTATTGTGTTTTATAAAATTATAACCTGTATTATAAGTATCTATACCACCTTTAGCAACAGCTTTAGTTACTCTAGGTATAGATGCTGTAATACCAAGTGCTTCACTTGCTTCAAAAGTTCTATATAACATTGCTGCTCTTGCTTCAGTCATCTGTTCTTCAGTAGCATTAAATACAGTTACTTCTGGACCATACATTTTTATAAGATAATCATCAATACTTTTAGTAAATTGATCTTTAACAGCATTACTTAAATTTGATATATACTCTGGAACAACCTCATCAAAATCTGTAATTAATCTATGTACACCATCAACTGCACCACTAACAACTGCTTTTGTAAATTTTACAGGATTCTCTCTAGCAACTGCAACAATCTCTTCCATAGCACTATTATATTCAGGATTCCAATCTAACTCTGGAGTTTTAAATCTACTCATTGGACTTACTACATATTCATTTAATTTTACTAATCCATTTATAGCAGCTACTGTATTGTCCATTAGTACATCAAACTTACCAACACCTTTTTGATTTTGACGTAAATCATACATAAAAGGTTTAGTTTGATCAGTATCAAACTTTAAGTCTGCATAATCTTCTTCACTTATAGGTTCGTAATTATGGATTTGATTTTCTTGCATCATTATTTAATTCATCTCTAAGAAATTTCATTCTACGTAAACATGCAATAGATCCTTGAAGTTTATATATCATAGGCATATCAGTTGCACTTTCTAAAGACTTGTGTTGTTTTGCTATAGAATCATCTATATATTCTATAAAAGAATCCCACAACTCCTTATCATTAGTAAACTTTCGTAATATATTCATTATTGTATAGGTCCTTGATTACCTGTAAATCCTTGTTCTTGTGGAGTTGGTACCGAACCAGTACCTATTGTAC